TACTTGCGTCTGCGGGTGGTAATTCAGAACCTAAGATACTGCAAAAGGGTAGGGGCTGGAACAAAGGAGGTCTGAAGGCTCAGAACGGCAAGACACCAACACTCAGCACAAGCTCATGGCAACACAACAATCACCTGACTTATGACGAAGGTCTGACATGGCGCAAGCTGACACCCTTAGAGTGTGAACGCCTACAGACTGTGCCAGAGGGCTACACTGCACACGTTAGTAACACGCAGCGGTATCGTATGCTGGGCAATGGATGGACTGTAGATGTAATCAAACATATCTTTGAAGGAGTAAAGCAATAATGACCCCTGAGATGGAAATAGAGTTAAGAGAGCTAGGTATACTTATACCAACTGACGATCAGTGCGAACAGGAGAGTGAGCTTGTACGCTACGATCTAAGCTACAAGATGCCTGAGCTAGATGAATATGGAGAGCCACCGTGGTAAATAGAAAGCCTAACCCTATGGCTAAAGATCTGAGGCAACCTAAATATAAACCAAGGGTTGTCCCAGATAAAAAGAAGCCTATATTAAGCAGGAAGCGTAAGCATAAGAAGGAGGTTTAAATGTATTGTGTAATTAACAGTGACAACATTATCATAGCTCTGTTCTTGTTGGAATCAGATGCTCAAGATTTTGTGTATTGTTGTCGTAACCCCTACAGTAGAAAAGACTACAAAGTGGAATACAGAGAGGAGTATTTATATGTCAAACTCGATTGAAGTAAAGTCTGTAGAGTATGTGTTGTTTAAAGATGGTCAAGAGTTTGAAGTGTTCGATAACATGGACAATGCTATAGAAGAGGCTACCCGTTGCTTCGATGATGAATTAGCGGAAGTATACTCTTATTTAGGCGATAGAGAAATAGAAAGGGTGTATTAATGGGTATTAAAGTAACATATGTAGATCACATGGGATCTGACTTATCTGTAGCTAATGCAGCAAGGGTAAGCTTTGGTAAGCGTAGTGAGATGGACACAAGTGACGTATGGGGTCCACCTAAACTTAAGGATAAGGACGCCAAGCTGATCCGTTATCTTGCAAACCACAAACATATTAGCCCCTTCGGGCATTGCTTTGCCAGCTTCCACATCAAGGCACCTGTGTTTGTGGCACGTCAGCTAGTCAAGCATAAGTTTCTACGCTGGAATGAGATTAGCCGTAGGTATGTGGACAGTGAGCCTGAGTTCTACGAACCTGAGTGGAGAGCAAAAGCTAAAGATAAGAAGCAGGGATCAGAGGGGCCAGTAGAAATTAGCCTAGACTCTAAGATGTTGTTCCACATTACTATGCGTAAGGCTTTGACAACTTATGACTGGTTGCTGGCAGATGATGTATGCCCAGAGCAAGCCCGTATGGTGCTGCCACAGTCTATGATGACTGAGTGGTACTGGTCAGGTAGTTTAGATGCCTTTGCTGATATGTGTGCGCTGCGCTGTAAGCCTGACACACAAGCTGAGACAGCAGAGGTAGCGTGGGAAATTGATTGCAGTATGGTAAAATTGTTTCCTGTGTCGTGGAGAGCATTAAGAGATGAATAAACGTATACCTATGAAAGGCGGTGATGAATATGATGCCCTAAGTAAATCACGTAAGTTCCTACGATGGAAATCAGGACAGTTAAAGAAAATCAAACGTGCTTACAATAAAAGATTCCGTAAGTATAGCAAGGAGATTAACAATGAGTGAAATAAAAGTAATAGAGATAGAAGAACACGAGGATGGCAGTGCTACACTACAAGTAGAGTGTGATCCTGAGACATTCATGGCTATCTTTGACGTAGGCTTTGTAACATTAATCAAGGCTGGCTTAGAGAAGGAGAAAAGTGATGGGTAGGTATGTAGTGGAAATAGAGGTTGAGAAGGGGGAATACACCTTTGTCAGGAAGGAGAACCCTTGGACGTATGACACTGAGGTATGGGTATTTAACAGCCGTGAGGAAGCTCAGAAAGAGGCTAAGAAGTGGAATACTGGTAGAGTAGTGGAGTATCTATAATGTTGTTCTATACTGTCCTTGTGTTGAGCTATACGCTTAATGGTGACTACCTACAGGCTAAGGTAATCTTCCCTAGTGCTAAAGCCTGTGGAGACGCTCTACCAACCTATTACGAGCCTGTGTATGCACTAGATAGGAATGCCATAGGTCAATGCCTAAAGACTGAGGTTATATCAGCCTCTATCAAACCTAAGAGACGCCCCAATGGAAACGGGTGAGTTAATCCCTTACATAATAACTATGGGCATTGTTATATCTGCGCTTGCAGCACTGCCCGTAGGAATTATGTTAGGTTTATATATAGCAATTAGAGATACCATGAAGTGGTGGAAAGATAAGACATGAAACCAGAAACAATTATGATGATGTGCGAGGGCTTGGCCCGTAGATATAAAAACCCTAATCACTATGACGATCTTGTAGGTGAGGGAGTACTACAGTGCTACGAGATCCTAGCTGAAGATCCTAAACCCCATCCAGCGAAATTATATCGTGAAGCTAATCGTAGGATGCATGACTATCTTAACTTAGATGTATTTCCAGTCGATATACCCGCCTCTGATGTGTCACGTAGACTCAGTAGAGATATAGATGCAGGGGAATTTGGTGATACTAATTGGAGCGAGGACGGTATTAACTATCTAAGAAACATTCTTAGTTCTGAGATCATACCTTTTGATACAGCGTCTTTATTTAACGAGACGGTTGAGGAAAACTACGAGGAAACGGACTTCTACAATAAGCTAAACAGTCAAATAGAATTACAACTAGGTGAAGATGAGAGGTTATTGTTACACATGAAGTTTGTTGAGAGCATGACTCAAGTAGATATGGGTGACTTCTTTGGCATTAGTCAGCCAGCTATTGTACTAAGAGAGACTAAGATCTTTTCTAAGCTAAGGGCAATCGTGACTAAATTGCAACAGGTGTTATAAATACAATTCTACAACTGATAAAAAGGAAATGTGGGTGCCTATAGTATTATGTCCCCCTTTCGTTAAGGCCGATTGTTGTAGGTATGGTAGTAATAATAAGGAGTAAGTATGAATACAGATGTACATGATAACGTGAGAGATCAACCGTGTCCCTATGTGGACTGTGGTTCATCAGATGCTTTTAACTATAACACTAGGGGCTTTGGTAAATGCTTCGCTTGTGGGAGTAGTTACCCTTCTAGGAAACAGATGTTTGACTGGGCTAAAGACAAGTACCCCGTCAGTGGAAATACGACCTCAGAGAGCTTAAGAGAGGCTCAGGATGGTGGTAGTCACGTAGCTATGCGAGGTATATCAGAGCGTACTATGGAGCAGTATGACGTTCTTACATACCCTAACGGTACTCAAAACTACGTGTACCCCAGCGGGGGAATAAAAACCAGGAATCTCAAGGAGAAGGATTTCTATGCAAGCAAGGGGTTCAAGACTGACGAGTTATTCGGTATGAACTTCTTTACCGCTGGATGCTCTAATGTCTTAACGATAACAGAGGGTGAGGTAGATGCCATGTCTGCTTATCAGATGTTAAGCTCTAGGGATACCTACCTTAACCCTGTAGTTTCTCTACCATCAGCTACCCCCTCCAAGGCACTTTGGGAGAAATGTAAGCCTTACCTAGATAGCTTCCAGAAGATTATCTTGTCTGTAGATAATGATGAGGCTGGCAACGGTATTGCCGCAAAGATCTCTAAGATGTTTCCTAACAAGGTGTACCGTGTCTCTCACAATAAGTATAAGGACGCTAATGACTTCTTGACTGCTGGTGCAGCATCTGAGTTTAAGAATGCTTGGTTCAACTCCTCTAAGTATGTACCTGACAATATCTTCAATACTACTGAGCAGTTCCTTAACTTGTACCATGACACTCCAGAACACCAGTACGTGCCTACAGGTATTGAGGCTTTAGATGAGAAAATCTTAGGTCTCATGCAAGGTCACTTCACAGTTATCAAGGCACCTACAGGCATAGGTAAGACAGAGGTAATGCGGTACTTAGAATATAACATGCTCAAGCGTAAGGTTCCTATTGCTACATGGCACCTAGAGGAAACTAAGTTACGTTCTTTGCTTGGGCTTGTGTCTTATGAAGCTAAGGACAATCTTACACGTAGGGATCTTATTGAAGAGTCTGGCTCAGAGGAGGAGGTAATCAAAGCTATTGAGAGCTTAACCAAAGATGAGTTGCTATATCAATTCTATCTTGAGGAGAACCAAGGGGCTGATGATCTATGTGATCAAATACGTTTCTTTAGTCAGGCTTGCGGATGTAAGTTCATATTCTTCGAGCCGATACAGGATGTAGTTACTGGACATTCAGAGGAGAGTAAGGAGCAACAGCTTGCTGATCTATCGGTTAGACTATCTAAGCTTGCAGCAGATCTTAACGTAGGTATCGTAACTATTGCTCACACCAATGAGTATGGAGATCCTAAGTATTGCAAGATGATTGGTCAGAGGGCTTCTGTAGTCTTAGACTTAGAAAGAGACAAGGAAGCTGACACATTAGAAGAGAGGAATACTACATTGATTACGGTACAAAAAAACCGACCCTGTTCCATCGAAGGCAAGGCCGGTAAGCTGAGATTCAGCACTGAGACGTTTATGTTAAGAGAGGTACTTTAATGAGAATATTTGATATAGAAACAGATGGCTTCAATAGCACAAAGATCCACGTAGTATCTTGGTCAGATGACTTAGGTAAGACAGTAAACTCGACACACGACTACGATGAGATGCGTGAGGTATTTAAGGTTGATACACTCGTAGGGCACAGCATTGTCAGGTTTGACATCCCCGCAGTGGAAAAAGTGTTGGGTATAAAAGTTAAGGCTCGTCTAATAGACACTCTAGCTGTAGCTTGGTATGTAGACCATGAACGTGGTAAGCATGGTTTAGAAGGCTACGGAGAAGACTACGGAATACCTAAACCTAAGATTACTGATTGGCAAAGTCTGACACCTCAACAATATGCTCACCGTTGTGAGGAGGACGTCAAGATAAATTCTAAGTTATGGGTAGCTTTAGACAAGAAGCTTAACAAGCTATATGACAACAAAGAAGATAAAAATCGCCTTATAGACTACCTAACCTTCAAGATGGAGTGCGCAGCAGAGCAAGAAGCCCTACAGTGGAAATTAGATGTAACTAAAGCTCGTACACACCTAGAGGTATGGGAGACACTTAAGGCTGAGAAGATTGAGCAGTTAGCTAATGCTATGCCAGAGGTTAAGAGATATAAGATGGCAAACAAACCCGCTCAGATGGAGAAGAAGAATGGAGAGTTGTCTGTAGCTGGTGAGAACTGGGTGACTCTTTGTAGACAATATAAAGTTCCAGTGACTACAACAAAGATGCAAGTACTGCATAAGGTTGAGAGAGCTAACCCTAATTCTCCTGACCAAGTTAAGTCTTGGTTGTATAGCTTAGGTTGGGAACCAGCTACCCATAAGTACGTTAAGGACAAGGATGGCAAGAATGAAAGAAGTATTCCGCAGATCCGCAAGGATGCAGAACTATGCCCCTCAGTCTTACGACTGGCCCCTAAGGATGAAGCTATACACCTTCTTGATGGGCTTTCTGTTCTCAGCCATCGTATATCTGTTCTTAAAGGCATGGTTGATGCAGAGCGTGATGGATACGTGCAAGCAACAATCGCAGGATTTACCAACACAATGCGTTTCCGTCATGCAAGACCATTAGTCAATCTACCCTCAGTGGAAAAGCCCTATGGTGCTGAAATACGTGGGTGTCTGACTGCACCTGATGGTTACACCTTGTGTGGGGCTGACATGACTAGCTTAGAGGATACAACCAAGCGTCACTACATGAAACCATTAGACCCCGATTATGTAGCTGAAATGAGTAAAGAGGGCTTTGATCCACACTTAGACTTGGCTAAACATGCTGGTGTTATCACACAAGAGGACATCGACAAACACAACTCAGGGGAACGTAGCTTGAAGTCACTACGCAAGAACTACAAGGTAGTGAACTACAGTGCTACATATGGCGTAGGAGCGCCTAAGCTGGCCCGTGAGACGGGTATGAGTGTCAAAGAGGCTAAGACCCTTCTGGAAGCATTCTGGTCACGTAAC